CTGCCATAATGGGAGTTGGAATGTTGATCTTGTGCTTTGAGATTGCGTTGTAGTATCGTCTGACATACTCCAGTCTATCCTTCTGATAATTTTGAAAGAGAGTTGCGGCAATCATAATATACATGTACTGTGGCGTTTCAAATACTTCGCCACTGCTTCTATCCTGCACGAGGTACTTATCAACGACTTGACGTAGACCTGCATAAGTAAATAAAAAGTCACGATCATGATCAAGAAAACTATTAATCTTATCCCACTCTTCTTTATTATATTTACCAAGAATTTCATCATCATAAATTCCTTTTTCAACACACTTAAAAGCATGGTCTAAAACATGAGGATGTCCGTTCACCCAGTCAGAACCAAATACTTGCTTACGCAGACCAAACAACAATAGTCGTGCTGCCACATACTGATAGTTTGGATTTTCCAAGCTAATAAGATCACTAGCAGAACGAACTAGGATCTCCTGAATATCTTTAGTCTCAATTCCATCAAAAAACTGCAGACCAGAATTCATTTCGACCTGGGAGGCACTCACACCGCTCCCTAACCCCTCGCAAGCTTCGTCTACCATCTTGTGGATCTTATCAAGATTAAGTCCCTCTACAGACCCATCACGCTTGCGAACTTTAATACCATGGCCGTTTGTCATACTTTCTTCCAATCGTTTAGTTTAAGTGTTGCTTCTAATCCTTTGTAAATATTTGATTTTATTATGTTTTGAACATCAAGTCCGGCAAGAACCATATCGTTTATATCTTTTTGTTGTATATTCTTAGGCCAAATGACTACTTGGTCTGCTCGGTTGATGACTTTGGAGATTCTGTTGATGATTTCTCTGTTACGTGGTTCATTATCAAAAACCCAAATATAATTGCTCCAACCAAACGCCCCAACATCAGCGTCGGACCCAGCCATAGCAACAGAGTTTTCCAAGAACGTGGCATCAAATGGTCCTTCTACAATATAAATTGGTTTATCTTCTTTAACTTTATCCAGTCCAAAAATCTTAGGTTGTTCCTCATCTAGCATGATCGTGATGTATCTTAATTTTGCCGTAGGGGCGAGTGATCTGCCTTGATATCCGAAGAGCTTGCCTTGTTTGTCTTTAAATGGGATAATAATACGTTCGCTATCTTGTTTGAGATTATCAAAAATTTTCTTTTGTGAATTAGTCCAAGATTTGAACTTCGGACAATAGTAAAAATAATCTAAATTTTTGATGCCTCGGTCTTCAAGATATTTTCTAGCTGGGTGAGAAATATTTAGGTCTGAAATTTTAGCAAGATTTATACTCTCTTCAATTTTATTGAAAAACTTTGGTTCCTGAAAATTGAAGGTGGGATTTGGGACTGTAGTCCCCTTGCCAGTCCTACCGTCCTTGAATTTTTCCATCACATATTGATCGTGAAGGAATGTGTCCTGATCTTTTAGAAAATTAGATAAGGTTCTACCCATCCCACAGTTATGACACTTGAAAACAAAATCATTCTTGACTTTGAATAAATATCCCCTCGCTTTGTTGCGTCTCTTTTGACTATCTCCACAATAAGGGCATCTAAAGTTATACAGATCTGCCTTCTTGCGAGTAAAGAGAACTAGACGAGAGGATACTAGTTGAATGTATTTTACATCAATAAAAGAACTCACTTGACACGTTCAACACTACCACCCATAGTAGCAGGTGCCTGTCCAACTGTCAAGAGATTGCCAAAGAATGTAGCCGAACCAATAACAATAGTAGCAGCGGTAGCAATACCGATAGTCATCCAACGAAATTTTGAAAGATCGTCGATTCTTTTTTCAAGTTTATCTAGTTTAATATTAATTCCTTTAACTAATTCTATGATTGCAGCATCTGCTTTATCAGACTGCTCTAATCTATTTTCGTGACGCTCTAATATAAGGGCAACTGCTTGGTTACCCTCACTGATTTTATCCACTGCTCTCTCAAGTTTGTCAAGCATCTCCTTGGAGAGATCTTCATATATTTGAAACTTGGCTTCTAAAACTTCTAAGTCTTTACCAACCCCAAACATATTTTTTACCTATCAAACGTTACGAATAGCAAAATCAAGCGCACTTTGATATGTCGATGCATCCTTGTTTAAAAGATACTGAAATTGTTGCTTGTGGGTATCATCTAATTGTGCGTAGCAAGCAGCAATTCGTTTTGCTGAAAAGTTATCTAAATTTTGCATACTGCCATCTGCAAATCTAATTTTGGCAAATGATGCTTCACCACTTGGGTTTAATTCAGAAGTTGCTACGTCCAAAGCAACTTGAATTACATCAGTATTTTCTAAAATTTGTTCACCGTTCATCTCAAAACCGTTTTTAATATTTGATAATTTTTTTGTTTGTGTTGTTGCTTTCTTTTTAAAGTCAGCAAGTCGCGCTTTCATCAAGACATCCATCTCTTTAGTCTTATTGACCATGTTTTTTTTCGCGTCATCTCTCTTCTTTTGAAGATCTTTTTGACGATTGAGCTTTTTCATTTGCCCAATTTGTTTTTGTGCTCTCTCTGTTTCTGTAGGCACAGCTTCGAAAATAATATTTCCTTCTACTTGTTCTTTCATTTTTCTACGTTGAATACGATTAAAAAGAGCACGGGCGCCTTTAGTACGACCGTCAACTTTATCTTGATTTTTTTTCTTATATGTACGATGTTGCTTAGGATTAACCATTACAAATGCTGGTGGTAGTGATAGACTACTGCCATTTCCTGCAACCATTTCAGATACAGATTTCATAATAGGTTCAATTCTTTTAAACATTGTTCATTAACATCTTTATTTAGTGATGGAGGAAGTCTATTCAAGAATAATAAAAATGATTTTAAAATTGGCCAGTAGACATCTTCTATCTTAAAAAAAAGAAGTGGCGTAGCTGCATCATCAAATATATTATACAATAAAATAATATGATTTAAAATCAAATGAGTTTTAAGATCTCCAGCAGTTTGATATCTACGAAAGAGTCTTTTAATATATTTAAACCGTTTTAAGTCCTCCTCAAAGTCTTCATATGTTACAGACTGAGGATTATCATAATGTTTAATAGCAAAAAGAATCCAGTTATCCTGGGTCAACTCATTAAATTTCATTTAAAATCAAGTGCCGAATGTGAGGGTAACTTCGTCAGAGATTACTTCAGTAGCACCAGCAGTTGAATTCAGTTTGACACGATACTCATTACCACTGGCCGCAGCAGTCTGTCCGGTGAGGACAAGTGAGGCACTTGTAGCACCAGCGACATTCGAGAATCTACCACCAGTAGTTGTTCTCTTCTGCCACTGGAAGGTGACAGATCCAACAGTAGCTGTAGCAACCACGGTGAATGTAGCATCGCCTTGAGAAGTTGTCTGGTTTGTTGGTTGTGTAGTAATGGTGATTGTGGATGTTACGTCTGCTGCGATGGTGTCATCAGATTGAGTTTCATTAGCGTTGGTATCAGCATTACAGAGAGTAACTAGTTTTTCTGCTTTATGGCGGGTCTTACCGTCGCAATCGGTGTATGTAAAATAAGACCACCATCCAGGACCGTCAATCCCTCGCTTTTTGTTTACAGCTAATTGTGTTTCCGTTTCATCAACAAAAACAATTGTTGGTGTAATTGATGATTTTACGACACCCCGACCTGCTTTTGCGACATTAGCGGCACTATCTGTTCTTCCGTATAGAGACATGAGTTTCCAGCAAATAACTATTTCCTAATTTTTATTTATAAAAAAAGGGGGGTTTGTTCTCCCCCTCAATATTATGGTGTTAGATCTTTGCCACCCTTTGCCTTCAATTGTCCTTGGACTTGGAGAAGGATGAGTGAAAGAAGACCGTTTGATTTGACTTTTGGATTTGCTCCAAGTGCTTCAGAAACTGCAAAGAGAACCGTAGCAATTAAAGCTTGGTTGGCGAGGGCCCAGGCGACGAGTGCAGACATAGAGATAGATAGAACTCAACAAGATTATTTATTCTTATTTTTCATTTTCCAAGCAGTAGCGTATGCAATGGACTTTTCTTTATCAGATAATTTGCCATCATCAGAATACCCCCTTTTAATATGCTTCACCATACGTTCATACTTAGCGCCTGGGGGTGCTTTCTCTTGTAGTTCTGGATGAGGTGCATATAAAGGACCACTGTAATCACCAGCAAAAGTTTCTTTAACTCCCATTAATTTACCAGACCCATCTTTTACAATTGGCATTACTTCAACGGGTGATTTTTTCTTTCCTTTTTTTGATTTCTTTTCGCACCCACAATCTTCGCAAAATTGTTTATAAGATTTCACTTTTTCCCCTTCATTGCAAGGATTTTACTAATCTTTTTACGACGGGCATGTAAGTACTTATCTGACTTATCGTGATCGCCATCATTATCAATATCCTTGTCTTCTTTACCGACAGCATCCATCTTCTCGCCAATCACTTTGAACTTGGTAACATCTACATCATACTCTTCTTTCTTAGCAGTCTTTGCTGCTTTCTTGAAGGCATCCTTTGCTGGATAATCTTCGTGCCCTGGTTTAGCGGGTGATTCTCCACGTCTACGCTTGGCATGGATGTTGGCATACAAACCATTCTTTTCATCAAGCTCTTGCTCACCATCCATTTCATAACCAGCTTTGACACAGTTGTTGACTTCCTTACCACCTTTTGTTTTGGTGCCTGCTTTTCTATATCCCTTCCAGCATGACTTGAAACCATTGTCATCCTTACCATCCATCTTTACTTTTTCAATGATGATGGTTTCTCCGTCTTCCATTTCAATTTCATAAGTTGTGCCAACCAACTCTTCTGGCATTAGTCCTATTGGATTTCTTGGAGCATTTTTATTTGGGCACTCATCAGTAGGATGATTGCCACCACAAATCCGACATCTCATTGCCATTTCAGCAACTGACTTTTCTTTCTTTGCTGCTTTCTTTTTCTTTGTCGTATCTTCAATTTCAGCACCATGAGATTGTGGATCCATTCCTTCAAATGCTTCATTCACAGTGCTGTTCTGGAAACAATTTCCGTCCATCCAACGTGTATACATTTCCATCAAAGTTGCCGAGTATTCATCATTATGAGCAACTTTACTTACAGGTCTCTGCTTATTCATTGTTTAAATTTAAAGATCTTCTAGGTAATATTTATACGGCGTATGTCTTTAACCCAGGCACGAAACATTTCACCGTCTTCAGTTACACAGATTACATAATTTACTCCAGCACGATGAATCTTTCCTTTGTCTCCTGTAATAGAAGACATTACAATGTCTCCCTCCTTAAACACATCACGCGAACGATACTGTTTAAGTAAAGATTGTTCTCTTAGTTTTTTGAAATCTTTCATTTAAAGTTCTTTGGCAAGTTTGCCGTGATCTCTTTCATCAACGCACGACAATCGTTATCATTTAATGCTCTAGGAATACCAGAACGAAAGATTTTGAAGTCTCCAGCAAATGCTGCTCTCCTCATTTTTGTTCCCGATATGGCGAATGTATCACCATCTGCATCCCTGCTTCCCGAAGATTCAATACTAATCTTTCGGAACGAAAAATCTTTTCCGTTGTATTTATGGAGGAACTGCATTGCGGATACTCTATCAGACCCCACAAGAAAAACCACTTCATCATATCCAGCTAGCATTAGATCTTGTAAAATTTCTACTGGTTGTTTAGGACCAGAATATATTTTACCTTTGTGTTCTGGAAACATCTTCTCCATGTAATATAACTTACGATCTGGAGGGAGAGGGTTGCTTCCTTTGGTGTCTAAAGTTTGTGAAATATAAATGCGATAGTCATTTGTGCCAGCAGCTTGTTTGACGCCAGCAAAGTTTTCTTTGTGCCCAGTGGTAGGAGGTTGAAACCTACCAAATGTAAAGTAACAAACTTTTCCTTCTAACGCCATTGCTTCTGAATAGTAAAGTTATTATAGGCAAACTCCAGACGATTGACAAATTTGATCATACTGCCATCCTTGTGAAGAACATATCCTTCTGGAGTTGTAACTTTATATCCCTTGTCTGTTTGAACGAAGGTTCTAAACTCTTCAAGGTGATCTAATTTATCTATAACCATTTTCTTGATTGATTGTAACTCTTTGTATAGAGCAATCATGGTCTTGAACTTATAGATATTATCAAGCAAATAGTTCTCACTTTTATAAACAAGATTTCTTTTTGCTACAAGATTTGCTGGTGTCTTAATCTTTTCAAGTTCCTTGCACATCTTTTCATGATAGAAATTGATAAGTTCGTTAATTGTTTCATCTATATTTGTGATGCTGCGAGCATTCTTAATCTCACTATTAAAGAATTGTTTGAGATAAGAAGAAATATGAAACTTGGAATCACCAGTCGTGCCGAAGTTGCTTACTAGATCATCAAGAAAGTCACCGCATAATTGTCCCATCCTATCAATTTTCTGAACGCACATATCAAATTTTTGAAGTTCTGTTTTAGAAAATCCAACACGGTTCATTGGAGTATCGTTTTTTACAACCAACACATCAGCAGATCCAGTAACATCAGCTCCAGCTCTTGCCTGCATATTTGGTATATCATCCCCAACATAATGAGTATGAAAGACAACGCCAATTTTAGATCTCTTTGCTGCTACACCAATTGGATGATTTACAGGTATTCCATAGGTGATTGTATTTGGTCTAAAGGTATAAAGTTTTTCTCCATTAATTGTTTCACTATTCAATGTGCTTGTAGTAAAAAGCAAATCTCCTTGAACAACACCATCAATACCAAGAACAGCAAAATACTCCAAAGAATATTTTAACTTTTCTGCCAAATCTCCTTGGTAATATGCATCAACATCCTCTGGACCATAGCATATTTTTGGTTCCAATTTATTGAAAACAGATTTAGTTCCAACAAAAAACATACCAGTCATCGGATCAGTGCCACAAATCAAAGATGGAGCTCCATCCCATTTTGTCTGCATAAATCCTGTGCTCTCTTGATGCCCCAGCATCTTTCTAAGTTCTTTTAAGAAAGCAACAGCAGCATTGCATCCACCCATGCCGTAGTTTAGCATTTCATCTTCAAGGTGTTCTAAGTGTTTTAGTTGAGTTACGTTAGACATTATTTTTTAGAGTAATCACCATTACTGTGTGTTGGATAAACTCCACCAGATTTATTTCTGATGTTAAAACTAAATTCATATAATTGAGTTTCAAAATTCATATTGATACGTTTGCCAGTTCCAGAAGAACCACCATATTGAACTTCAACTTTATTACTAATCAGGTTTGCTGCTCGGGTCATATAGTTATGATCTACTTCATAAAAGTGTAACTTGCCACCATCAAAATGACACATCCAATATCCATATCCAACTCCTGTAGCAATCAATTCTTCAAGTGCTGCTTTTTTAGGAGCAGATAGAGTAATGGTTCTAATATGATCTTGAACTATTGCTGATTGAGATCCCTTTGCGTATCCAGCAAAAACACTCAAAAAATCTTCATGCACAATACCAAACATATCCAAATATGTTTTACCATTATCTGGTATTTCCCCCTTCTGTAATTTATCTGCTGGAAAAAGTGATAGGTTTCCCTTTCCACCGCCAGAAATACCACAGTTGAAGAACGATAATGTTTCTCCAAATTTGACTGAAAGATAGATTGGAATTTCTTGTTCTCCAAAATACAATGTAATATCAGTAAGAGTTTTACCAATATTCTTTTCAATTTTTCCTTCGGCAGAAATTACAATGTGATTATTATGAACAGCAAGTGGTCTCTTTGTATTTGATCCACCAGCGTGTTCTGCTTTTTTGATAGGTTGCTTTAGTTTTTTCTGAAGAGTTTCTACAATAAGTTCAACGTGTGGCTTCCATTTAGTAACTGGCAATCCAGAGCAGTAATTTATCAAAGATTGTGCTAACTCACTCTCATATACATTTCCCATATTGACTTTGGCGCTACCAGCTCCTCTACCACCAAACTCTTCTGTCTTTTCAAAATCACTAAGATCTAAGTAAATATCTAAATGTCTTTCAGTGGTTTTATTACAAATAAATTCTATTTCGTTCCTACCTCTCAAACCAGCAAGCATCAAAGAATTAAATGCTCTCTTTGCCGCATTCATATACGAAGTTCTGCCGCCTTTCATATCATCAAAATGAAACTCAGACGTGACAACTTTTGTTCCCTTTGAAGTTTTCGTTGCTCGTGTAATAATAAAAGCGCCCACTTCAACAATACCAATGTCAGTTTTGAAGTGATTTACTTTACCATTTCTATTCAATGCTTTATCAAAGAAAGTATCCGTTCTATCAAGATACTTCCCACCTACTGCTTTTCTAGCAAAATCTGATGGCTTCATATAAAAAACCTCCCTGCTAGTATTTAGTGGGAGGTTTATTATTATCGGTCGTTAACAGAACGATTCTCAGAGAAGTATGTATCAAAGTATCCTTTTGGATACCGCTTTTCAAGTTTTTGCACATTTCGTTTCAACACATCATCAAACGAAATACCAAGGGCAATAGTAGCCTGTGCAACATA